CTTTTAAAATTAAGAACAGAATAAAAAATGATAAATTTAGAATATTTAATTAATTACGTTAATAATATCTTTGAAGTAGATATTAAAATAAATTCAAGAAAAAGAGAACTTGTAGAAGCTAGGGCATTTTATTATGAGTTAGCCAGAAGATTAACAACGCATACTTTTCAAAAAATTGGAGACCCTTTAGAAAAACATCACGCAACTGTTATGTACAGTTTAAATAATGTAGTAAAGTTTTTAGACAAAGATATGATTGAAAAATCAATAAATGATTTAAGTTATAACAAACTTGTAGGAGTGAAAGAATTTAACGAATTAAAAGAGAGATTAATTTATTTAGAACTAAAATTAGAAAATTATGCCAGACATAGCAATGTGTAGTGGAGATGGTTGTGAGATTAAATCAACTTGTTACAGATATAGAGCAACGCCAAGTGAATACCATCAGTCTTATTTTGTAACTCCACCGAATAAAGATTTACAATGCGATTTTTATTGGGAATTTATAAAATAAAAATTTTACTATATTGCGCTTATAATTATTAAAGAATGTTTTATAGCACCGATATTTAAAGACTTGCACCCATAATTTTATAAAAAATGAACAAACAATTAGATTATTTAAAAGTAGTAATACTAGGACAATTGACTATTGAAGCAATAGAAAATTTAAAAGGAACAACAAAGTACAGACAAGATATAAAGTTTCTAGGGAATAGATTTGTAAATATGTTAGAGGATTATGTTAATGAAGATTTTAATACGGTTTACAATAACAACGAAGAAATGACAATGAATGTATTTAGAAAAATAACTGAACTAATTAATAAAATATCTTCTGCTGATATAGATGAGTTGGTAATGATTGATGCAGTTATTGACAAGTACAAAGAAAACAAAGAATGGTTTAACGAACACGCTTCGGCAGACTTTTTAAAATTAGATTAATATGGAATATTTAGATACCAATAATGTTTTATGGAAATTTATTGATGGCAAATGGATAGGTAAAAGAAGTGTTTGGACTTATGATTGGATTGCTTGTTGGTTAGAAGAAACTAAAATAGATAACATAAAAAGCTGGTGGTGTGGACAAGATGCTGATTATAATGAAACCTTTAATTAACGGCATCCGCTATGAGTAGTGGCGGATTTAGAACTACTCACTATCAAATTAAAAACAAATGACAATGGAAAGCACAGACTTACAAAATAGCACGACCTCCGCCATTACTTATAGCGAGTGTTATGCACAGGTTTTTCTTGGGGACTGCCTTATTAAAAGCGATAAAATTGAAAGCGGTTCAGTTGATTTAATTCTGACTGATTTACCTTATGGTACAATGGAAGGACAAAGCAAAACAGGCATATACCACAATGGACAAGAAAAGCACGAATGGGATAGTATTATAGATACTGATAAAATAATGCAGGTTGCAAATAGAATACTTCGTAAAAATGGAAAAATGATACTTTTTGCACAAGAGCCATTTACAAGAGAGTTGATAAATAAGGCAATACCAAATTTACCTTTTAATTACAGAGCAATATGGCTAAAAGATACACTTGGAAGTTTTATGCGTTCAAAAAGTGCTTTGCTCTATAAAACAGAGGATATTTTGATATTTAGCAAAATGAACCCAAAGCACGATATAGAATTAAAACACCCAATAAGAAAGTGGTTAAAAGAAACCCAAGAAAAAGTGGGGATATTTTGGAATGATAGCAGATTGCACGAAGCGTATTTAAAAAGTGGTATAGCTAAAAATATACAAAGTGCAAAAGTTATATCCCAACACAAGTTAGACTGGAACTATGTACAAATACAAAAGATAACAGAAAATCATTACAAAGTATTGAACGAATTTTACAACTTTGACAAAACAGAGGAAGAAATTATAAAAATATTTGACGAATACCAACAAAAACACCTACAAGAACAAACAGAACTATATGGAAGCACTTTTAATCTTTGGGAAGGTGGTAAATACAAAGACAATGTTTTTGAATATAAACGAGATAGAGATAACTACCACCCCACGCAAAAGCCTATTTTATTGCTCGAAGATTTAATAAAGACTTTTAGCAACGAAGGTAATTTGGTAGTTGATTTAACTATGGGAAGCGGAAGCACAGGAGTTGCTTGTAAAAACACAAACCGTTCTTTTGTCGGCATAGAAAAAGACGAAGCATATTTTAAAATAGCAGAACAGCGAATAAATGCACGGACGTTGTTTTCTTAAACTTGTGCATAACGGACAAAAATAAACGCAGTATGAATTTAGCAAATGAAATATTACAAGTATGTTTTGACATACACAAAAAGAGAAAAACACCATTAGAAGGGCAAGAAGAAATATTGCGTTTATTGATTGTTGTAGGGGCTTTAGGCGAACAGTTATGCCCTAAATGTGGCTCTGATAATATAGAACCGTCAGACAAAGATAACGACAATGAGTGTAATTACTGTGGATGGATTTGGGCATAATTGCGCATAACTACTGTATAGACGAAGTAGATTTTTAAAGTAAAATAATTAAAAAATAACTATATACAAATATGCAATTAGTAAACATACAAGAAATTAAAAACAACGAGAACAATCCTCGTATCATTAAAGATTATAAGTTTAAACAACTGGTTAAATCTATCAAGGAGTTTCCAGAGATGCTTAAATTAAGACCAATAGTTGTTAATAGTGAAATGATTGTACTTGGAGGCAATATGCGTTTAAAAGCGTGTAAAGAAGCTGGACTAAAAGAAGTGTGGATATTGAAAGCTGATGAGTTAACAGAGGAACAACAAAGAGAATTTATAGTAAAAGACAATGTAGGATTTGGAGAATGGGATTGGGACGTATTAGCAAATGAATGGAATAATCAGCAGTTAGAAGATTGGGGATTGGATTTATTACCTTTTGAAGATTCTGTTGAAGATATAATTGAAAAAGAAGAACAAAAACAAAAAGAACAATTAACTTGCGATGTATGTGGCAAGAATATTGTTTAATAAATATTAGAAATGAATAAACAAAATGTTACACTTAAAAAAGCTATGATAGAAGCACTTGAACAATCTTTAGGTGTTGTAACTACTGCTTGTAAAATTGTAGGTATTTCAAGAAACACACATTACTTATGGATGCGTGAAGATGATGAGTATAAAAAAGAAGTTAATGATATTGAAAATATGGCTTTAGATTTTGTAGAAAGTCAACTGTTTAAAAATATAAAGAAAGGCAAGACTTCTGAAATGATATTCTATTTAAAAACAAAAGGAAAGAAAAGAGGTTACATAGAAAGACAAGAAATAACTGGAGCAGATGGTATGCCTACAAACTTTCAAATAGAAATAATTGAAAATAAACACTAACGTAGTATTTAAACATTTACTACATTCAGATAAAAAAATAACAATAGAGCAAGGCGGAACTAGGTCTGGAAAGACTTATAACATTTTGCTTTTTATTATTTTTAAATACTGCCTAGAGAATACTGGAAAGACGATAACAGTTTGTAGAAAAACATTCCCTGCAGTTCGTTCTTCTGTAATGCGTGACTTTTTAGATATACTAAAAGCACATAGTTTTTATTCAGAGGAGGCACACAATAAGTCTAATCACGAATATAAGTTAAACGGAAACCTTATTGAGTTTATAAGTTTAGACCAACCACAAAAGGTAAGAGGTCGTAAAAGAAACTTGCTATTTATAAACGAAGCAAACGAACTAGATTACGAAGACTTTCAACAGTTAATATTTAGAACAGAAGATAAAATCATATTAGACTTTAATCCGTCAGATGAATACCATTGGATTTATGATAAAGTAATTCCTAGAGATGATGCTGAACTATTTATAACTACATACCTAGATAATACTTTTTTAAATGAAAGCATAAGAGAAGAGATTGAAAGGTTAAAAGAAACAGACGAAACCTATTGGCAGATTTACGGATTGGGTTTGAAATCTATTTCAAAATCTACTATCTTTAATTATTACGAATTTGATACGTTACCTTATGATGCAGAGTTTATATCTTATGGTGCTGATGCTGGTTATACAAATGACCCTACAACTTTA